CTTACAATATCAGTATCAGACTTCGTTATCATCGTATCTATCACATCACTTAACATTCCCCTAACAATGTCAGTATCAGACTTTGTTATCATCGTATCTATCACATCACTTAACATACCTCTTACAATATCAGTATCAGATTTTGTTATCATTGTATCTATTATTTCATCTAATATATCCATCGTATCTATTACATCACTTAACATTTCCCTAACAATGTCAGTATCAAACTTTGTTAACATCGTATCTATTACATCACTTAACATTCCTCTTACAATATCAGTATCAGACTTCGTTATCATCGTATCTATCACATCACTTAACATTCCCCTTACAATGTCAGTATCAGACTTTGTTAAATAATCTTGTAAAATATTACTCAAACTATTACTATCTACAAAATTACTATCATTAACTAATTCAGACAAGCATAAATTATTTAAAAGGAATAAAAGATAATTATAAGAACTATCAATTTTATTATTTAAAGAAGAAAAATTTTCATCCTGCAAAACATCATACCAAGACAAAGCAAAAGACAAATTAAAACAGATAAAAATAAACAGACAAATAAAAATTATTTTTTTCATAACAAATACCTTTTTTAAAAAAATTTATTGTTCAATATAGCCAATTGCTTTAATTCTACCTAAAGGGACACCATCACTGCCAGAACCCCAATAAAATAATTGTTTATATTTTTGATTATTATAAAATTTAACTCTATCAGTCACATTAAAAGAGACAATTTTACTGTCATTATTAATTGTTTCATAAACAAAATAGCCACTATCAAAAATAACAAAATTACTATCATTTAACATATTAATAACTTGATTAATTTGTTGTTGAGTAGGAAAAGAAGAAGTATCAATTTTTATTTCGTCTACACTTTTAGTCAACAAAACATTATAAGTTTCATTAGAATTAGTATCATAAATTAATTTAGAATTTAAAACATGCCAATTAGAATCATTAACTACATCAGAAAAAAGTAAAACTTTATTACCATAAAAAGGGTTTTTAATATTAGAAGCGAGCAAAGAAGAAGTTAAAAAACACAAAAAAACAAAAGAAATAAATTTATTCATAAAAAAACTCCTAAAAATAAAATTTCATATTTTTAATATTAACAGAAGAATTTTTATTTTTCAATCTTAATAAATTAATTAATTTATCTTTTTCTTCTTTATATAATTCAGCAATAATATTATTAAATTCTTTACTATTAATAGATAATCTTAACAAGACGAAATAAATAAGTAAATTATAAACATAATCAGGCAAATCAATATTTTGTTCTAACACATCATCGAGATGCAATGAAAGTAAAGGGTTATTAACATCAACAGTAGCAATATTTCTAAAATAATAAAATTTATAATCTCCAAAAAAAGAAAGATATCTAAAACAAATTTTATTATTCATCAAAAAAGCGAAGGGGAAGTTATATTGACTATTTTTTTTAAAACTATAAATTGGCAAATTATAAATATTATTATTTACTGAATATTCGATATAAGAAGCGATTTTAAAATTATCAGGCAAATCAAAATCCCCATTATAACTTACATTATAAATATGAAAAGTCAAATAAAAATTATCATTTTCAGCAGTAATCAAATTAGACAAAGCATTAATAGAAGAATTAATATGTGAAATAATCATTTTATCAGAAAAGAAATCATCTTCATTTAATAATAATTTAATTTCATCTAAAATTTCTTTATATTTCATAAAAAGAAAAATTTTTTATTTTTAAAATTTTTCATATCATTAATACTTTCTTTAACAGCCTCTCTAATTTCTCTTTCTAAACTTTTATTATTTAACTCTCTTTGTTTTTTTGCTAATACTTGTAATTCTTTATCCATTTTAAAAAATTGTTCTTTATCCATATTTTAATTCCTTATAAAAAAAAGGTAAGGTGGGTATAACCCACCTTTAAACTTATACCCAAGTTTCTTGAATATCATATATTTCAAAATGAATATTAGGCTGTAAAGTAACTAAATCAAAATCACCTACTAAAGTAGCGACGAATTCATCTTTATTATTTAATTGAGAATTTTGTAAAATAGAACCATTTTGCGGGTCAACTAACCAATTAAACAAATTAGAGTCAACAGTAGCGATTTTATCACTATCAAGAGAAACACAACGCATAAGCCCGATAGGAGCATCAGGGTCAGCCAAAATTTTAATATTACCCATACCAGTTTCAAAATTTTGTATAACATAACCAGCCTTTAATTCAGTATCAATCAATTTTTGACCACTATTAATTAAAGTTTCGACTAAAGCATTTTTAACACCATAACTCATAACTAAATAAAAATTACTATTTAATTGAGCACCATTAATAGCGGCATTTTGTAAAACGGACATAATTTGTAATTCAGTAGGTTTTCTTAAACCGCCCGAGACAGCAGCACATTGAACACGATTAGGCAGTAAGAAACTTTCTGTAATATTATAAATTTTATAATTAGGGTTACAAATTTTGGCTAAACCAGTAATTTCACTTGAATATAAAGTGCCATTACTTATCCAGCAGTTATCTTCAAAAACCATATAAAATTCAGTATCTTTAGTATTAGTAGCAAAACTATCACTAAAAACAATAGTTGCTTTAGTTCTATCAGTAGAATCAGGCGTAATAGAGACAATATAAATACTATCTTTAATTTTAGACCACTTATTAGTAGTAGTATCAAGAGCAACAATATCAACATATTTATTTAATTTTAAATGAGTAATAGAGCAATTATTATACATCACAATATTATGAGTATTAGATAAAACATTAGATTCAAATTTACAAATTAAGCCAGAGCCATCTCTATGCATTTGTTGATTAATTTCTTTTTTTAAATCAATTAAAATACCATTAATTTCAAAAGTTAAAACATCAATTAAATTATCAGCAACAGTTGTATCATCTTTAGAAGTTAACCTTAACAAACGCCCAGGTATATTAACACGCCCATAATGAGAAGGTATATCAACAGCAATTTTTTTATAACGTTGATGCCCTCTTGCTTCAGGTAAAGAATTAGCAAAACCTTCATAGCGTCTTGAACCTATAGAAGTATTACCACCGATATGCATTCTATAGATAGCCTGATCGCCACTATAATCAATTTTACTATTATCTTTTTCTAATAAAGACAATAAGAAAGCATCAGTATTAAAATTTTTAACAATAATAGGTAAGAATTTAGTATTTAAAATTTCATTCCAAATTCCAAAATTTAACATAAAAAAATCACCTCTTTAAAAATTAAAATTATTTTTCAGCTGGTTTTAATCTAAAAAATTCTTTCAAATGCATAACAAAATCTTTATTTAATTTATCAAATTCTTTAGGTGCTTCAACATTAAAATTAGTATTATGCATTTGAGGGGGCATAGATTGTTGTTTATTTTCTAATTGTTTTAAATAATCTTTAGCAATAATTTCTTTAATATTATTATCTAAAAACTTTTCAATATTCCCCTCTTTTAAGGCTTTAATAAAAATTAAATCTTTAATATCTAAATTATTAATAATTTTTTTAATATCTTCAACATCAACTTTTAAATCAGGATAAATCTTTTTAATTTCCTCAATTTTACTTTGAATAATTTGAATAGATTGTTCATTATTATTATTAATTTCTTGATTAACTTGATTCAAATTATCATTTAAGTTGTCATTTTTAATTTCCGATTTTTGATTTTGATTTTTATTTTGGTCTTGCAATTTTTTAGAAATCTTTTTTTCCAGATATTCCTTATACTTATTAGGATTTTCATACATCAAAATTTCTTCTTCTTCAGGGGCCAACTCTTTTTCATCCTTATTAGCATTAACTTTTTTAAGCAAATCAAGATATTTTCTTTTAAATTCCATATACAAATTTTTAAAAGACTTACCAGATTGAGTATCAAAAGTTTCATTTTCATTATCTTTCGCAGGCGCACCATTAGTAGAAAAAATTTTGTTTTCATTTTCTTGATTATCCATAAAATCACCTTCTTTTATAAAAAATAAAAATACTCCTTTAACGATGGAGCATCGAAAATATAATAAAACAAATTATTCATAATTAACATTTTGAGAATTACTAACATTATTAACATTTTTATTTAAATTATTTTGTTCAATGAAATTAGAAAACTGATTATAATTAATATTATTCATTTGTTGTAAAGCGATATAATGACTTTTAATATGTTCATCAATATATTGAATAATGATATTACTAACCGTCAAAATATCAACTTCTTGATTAATAACATTTTTAATATTATTAATAATTTCTTTAACCAAAGTATGTTCAGGATTATTAATAATAAATTTAATATATTCTTTAAAATCATTAGATTTAAAAAAAGAAATATGTTCTTCTAATTCAATTTCATTATCATCAATATAAGGGATAACTTCAACATAAATACCTTGAGCCATAATTTTATTTTCACGCATAGCTTTACTGATACTAATTTCACGTTCATTATAATAATCTTCAATACCACCGAATTCAATTAATTCAGGATATTTTTTAAGTAAGCGTTTAGTTTCAAATTTAGACAAATAAGGAGCCAATTGTAAAAAATATTCTCTATTTGAATTAATATCATTAGGTAAAAGAGAATTAGGTTTTAAAGAAATTTGTTCATCAATAATATAATCTTTAATATTATAAAAATCAAAAATAAAAATATCATTACCGCAAATTTCTTGAATTTTACTTTCAGGATAATATTTTTTAATAAATTTCAATTTTAAACGCATACTATTAGTTAAAGAATTAACATAATTATCAAAGAAAGGAGAAAGAGATTCATCATCTTTCTTTGAAAGGAAAGCCAAAGCAGTGCCCGAAGAAATATATTTAGGATTACGCCCCAAAGATACATCGTGAGTATTAAATAAATCATCAATATCTCGTTTAATATCTTCTTTTTCACTATAAAGATAATTTAAATTAGGCAAAATTTGAGGTTGAATAGAGGCTTGATTTCTATCAGAAAAGACAGAAGTTTTAATAAGTAAAGCAGGGAAATCAGGGTGCTGTTCAATATTAACTTCATCATCTTTATCAGCAATAATAGAAAATAAGCCAGTAATTCTACGAGTTAAATCTATTTGAGTTTTAATACTATTATATTCATTTTGTAAAGAGATTGCTTGAGTAGTAATAGCATCTTTCCAAAAATACTCATTATTATCTAAATCATAATAATGAATAAAAGGCAATTCACCATTAGGCGTATAATTATTTCCTTTATAAATAATCTTATTACCACAAATATAAATAATAAGACCATCAGGGAATTCATCATCTGCTTTTTGATAATATTCATAAATTTTAGTAATATCACGAGTTTGGAAAGAAACACCGTCATTAATTCTTTTATAAAAATTAGCATAAATTTGTCCCCATAAATTATTAGAAATATTAATAGATTCAGTTGGTAATTCATCAATATTAATTTCATTATTTATATTTTTTAATTCTTCTTTTGAAATATATTTAACAACCATACATCTTTTTGCTTGAGAAAAATCAACAATATCAGTATCAACAAAAAAATTAAAAGGACTAACAATTTCACAAGCAATTTTATTTTCATATTTTTTTATAATTTTATAACTTTCATAATTAACTACTTCATCTTTTCTAATGATATTATAATTATTATCAACAATATATTCTTCATCTTTAGAGACTTTATCAATATATATTTTTTCAAAACAATTGCCAGTTAAAAAGACATAATATAAAATTTTCTTTTTATTAATTTTTTCATTAGTAATTCTTTCGATATAATTAATTAATTTTTGAGTCACCCGAGCAATTTGTTTAAATTTAGGTGAGACAGAAAAAGTAGGTTCAACTTCCCAGACAGGTAAATTAGTTGAATATCTTGCAATTTTATTATTAATTCTTGGCATAATTTGATTAGAAATAACTTTATAAGCATTCATTTCAGGCACTTTAACCAAACTATTTAAAGATTTATTAAAAGCAATATTTTGTTCACCTAAATAATAAGCGATATTAATCATCCATTGAGAAATAAATAATTGTTTATAATTATTCGATATTTTAAAAAAATTATTTATTTTTTTAATAATATCATCATCAGTCATTTTGTTTAAAATCATTATAATATATCACCTGGAGTTATATTATTATTTTTATTTATTTTTAATTCTTTAATATTTAAAGGTTTATCTAAATTTTTATATTCTGTCAAAGATTTAGCCATTATTCTATTCAATAAATCTTTAGTTAAGAAGAAAAAATAAATAATTATAATAAACTGTAAAATAATAAAAAATAAACTTAAAATTAACAAATTATTTAACAACATTATTTATTTTACTTTTATACAAAGATATAATATATTTAATAAATTTATCTAAATGAACAAACCATTCATTATTTAAATAAAATCTAAAATATTTTTTAATTTTAAAAGTATCATTTAAAAATATAAATTGTAAAATATCATCATTAATTTGAATATTATCTTTATAATTTTTTAAAATAATCTCATAAATTTTAAAAGGTTCACCAACAAGTTTAACTTTAGAATTTGCATTATATTGACTTTTAATATATTTTGCCAATTTTTGTTTTATATTTTCATATATTACTCTCATTTTATATTATACTACCTGCATATATTTTTGATTTATTTTTATTCAAAAACTTACGCATTTGAAATAAACTTAAAATTCTATTTTCTTTATTATCACTTATTATTATATCGCTATTTTTAGAATTTGGTCTTGGTCTTGACATTAAAGCATATCTTAAACTTTCTAAAGCGTGGTCTTCACAAGAAGCCGAAATATCCTCTAAATTATGACTATCAAATTGCATTAATGGAAAAGTGCGTATTAAATTTATACAATTTCTAAATATTAATATATTTGGCTTACCATCAGCATTTAAACCTAAATACTCTCTAACTCTATTCCAACCTAACAATCTATTATTATCTGCTGGTTTTATATTTATATTATTTTGATAAAATATTTCTGCTATACTTTCACCTTTTAAACCTAATCCTCTTTTTTGAAACATATCAGGTGAACCAACATAATAATCTATTATTTCGCCTATACTCATTGCTCTTATTTTCTTGGCTACATCTGACGCTAATGTGTTTTTTATATACAACTCTCTATATGTATATATTCTATTTTCATTATCAACAGCGTGCCATAATACAGCACAAGGGTTATTATAACCCCAATCTATACTTACAAATTTTTTCCAATAATTCGGTATCTGAAATCTTTCTATCGTATGTATATTATAGTCCCATTCTGTAAAATATTGCCCCGTAAATACATCCCAATTACCGTCCAAATATGCTTTTCTTAAATTTTCATTTAATAAATTTAATCTATTTATATATGTCGGGTCTTGTTTTAACAATGCCTTATTATCATATACTTTTGCTGGAATAAACGCTATTGTATTATTAGTTTGTTCATCTTTTATTACATTTTTGCCATATTCTGTTGCGTCTACATATCTCTTCTTTACCCAATTATGACCTACTCCACCTGGGTTGCAAGTCCCTCTAAATAATGCTGGATAGCCTTTTATCGACCTCACACAAGATAATAATACTAAAAATACTTCCTCTGTGTGCTCTGTTAATTCATCTATCCCTACAAAGTCCATCGACCTACCATTATATTCATACGCTGACTTCGTGTCTTTTAAATGTCTTAAATATATTATACTTCCATTATAAAATTTTATATAATTTTCTGCTTGATTATATTTATATAATATATTATCATAGTTTTTAACCCTCATTAAAATTTCTTTTACTATACTCGCCTTTAAATCATCAAATGTTTTTCTAAATATATATACATTTGCCCCAGTATATTTTAATGCATACGCTACGGCTTCCATTGTTAACGCTAAACTCTTTCCACCACCTTTTGCACCACCATATACCACTTCATCCGCTACTGTAGTATGAAACTTATATTGTTTTTCATTCGGCTCATAATCTATCTTTATTTTTATCTTCATATCTTTTAGCCTATCTCTTCTATTACTTCTCCTTCTTTTTTCTCTTCTTGCTCCTTATACTCTATCTCTTCCTTTGGCTCTTGATTTTTGAACATAAACGGATTATTAAATATTACCTCTATTCTCTTTATCTCATTTTCATCTTTTTTATTTTCTATCGCAAATTCTTCTCGCCTCTTCCTCGTTAAATACCACTTCGCTATATTTACATCATCTAAATTGTCATATATCGTCTTCCTTGCCTTTAATATTGGATTTGTCTTTAATAATTTAAAATATTCTAATACTTCCTTCCTATATTTGCTCTTCTCTAAATATTTTTTTAAAGTCTCTTGACTTATATTCGCATAGATGCACGCCTCTTTTATTGTGCACCCCATTAAAAAACCTTCTCTTATCTTTGTCAAGGTTGGCGCAGTTAATCCATAATAATCCCTATTCCCCCTTTTACTCAATTCTTTTAACGCTTTCCTAAACGCTAAATTAAAATAATCTGTATATCTCTCTATCTTCTTTTGCACCTTTAATGTCTTCTTGCATTTCATCGCCTCTTTCATAGCATTTTTTATTGACATACTTTTTATTACATTTTTTATCTTCGCTTTTTCCTCTTCCAACTTCTTCCTCTTCTCTATTTCTTCCCTTTGCTTTTCTTTTTCAAACTCTTTTTCAAGCCACTCCCTTGCTTCGCTTTCACTTTCTTCTCTTTTTTCACCTTCCCATTCCCCTTCGTCTGCTCTGCTACTATTTTCTTTTTCTCCTCTTTCATTTTTTTCCTCCTTTTCCTTGTTTTTTTCTTTCTCTTTCTTTTTTATTTCTTTATCCATCTCTATTTATTTAGTGGCATTTTTGTTCGTTTTTCCTTGTTTTTTCATTTTTACTTTGAATTTTTTGTCTCTCAATTTATATTATTTAGGATTTACTTGACAGCCGTTCTTTTTTTTTCTTTTTCGACCCGGTATATTAATATATTAAATTATAAAATTTTATATTTAATTTTAAAATTATTAAATATAATATATATATTTATATTTATAAAAAAAAAAATAAAAAATATAAAAATAATAATAAAAAAAATAATAAAATAAAAATAATGCTGTTTCAATTCCACAATGGTTCGATTAAAACATTACTATGTTCTGTCTTCCATCAGCATACCACTTTGTTTCAATTCCACAATGGTTCGATTAAAACCAACAAGTTATTAACAAGTTATCAACAATTTATCCAGTTTCAATTCCACAATGGTTCGATTAAAACT